GACGGTGAACCCGCGCAAGAGCATGATCTCGCTAAGATCCCGCAGTGTCAGCCTGTAGCGCAACCGGCAGAACACCACGAAGGCGATGATGTCGCTCGCCAGTGACGCCCGATTGAGGACACCATCGCTGCGCTCGTTGAACTGCTTGCCGCAGTCCCGGCACCGGAACCGACGATAACCTTGTGCCGTCAGGTCCGGCCGTTCGGTCACCGCCGCCGAGCCACAGCGTAAGCACTCCATCCGATCAGCCCCCGTCCACCGGCAATCCTAGGATAGCTGATCCCGAGCTGCCAGCTAGGCTGAGATGGCGCGAGGCGTGACAGAACCATGTAGGCTTTGTGCGCGTCCATCAGCTTGAAGTAGCCGGACGTGCGCCCGCCGGCGTCGGCGGCCGGGGCGAGCAGCTGGATGATCTTGGACTCTTCCCAGAGACGATGCTGGCGAGCCATGTCGTTTTCTCCTGATCTGTGCTGCGACGATTAGCGCGACGCCAGCGTGATGAATGGCGACTTCACGGCACTGCCCTTGTAGGGGGTCAACGAGCTGTGCCAGGTCGGCGCCCCGTCCACCCGATAGATGATGCGGAACACCATCTCGTCGTAGAGAAAGCGCACGTGGATGGAGGACTGCTGCTGCGCGGCACCCTTGTCGACCAGCACATACTGGCTGAAGTCAGCGAGCACGATGTCGCCCTCGGTGCCGAGGGCTTCGCAGTATTCGACCGGGATCACCGGGCGGCCGTAGAGTGTGCCATAGGGCGCGCCGGACAGCCCGTTCGCCGGCAAGTAGACGGGCACACCGGCGGTTCCGACGACTTGCACCAGCGAGTAGAGCTGCGGCTCGACATCCTGGTTGATGAACCACACGGCATTCGATCGCGAGCGCGCCCAGCACTGCGACCACATATTGTCGATGTTCCCCTTCAGCACCGTCTTCGATGCCTGCCCCGTCTGTTTCGCGACCGTGACCTTGCACGTCGCATTGAGCAGGCCGCGCGGCTCCTCGGTCATGAACCGAATTTCTTCCGAGAACGCCTGCTCGGCGATCGCCGAAACCATAGGCGCGCTCTGCATCAATTCGTCGGTGATATACCAGACCGATATCAGCTTCTTGAGGTCGAGCTCGATCAGGCGGAACTTCGGGCGCGACGCCGTGACCGTATCGCCTTCCGCCAGCCAGTAAGACTGCACGCCACCCCAGCGGGATCCGGTGACGCGGCTGGTTTCGTCGATGCCGGGGATCTTGATGCCGTTGGCATTGTCGCCGAGCGGCAGCCGGGTCACGCGCTGCAGGATCTGGCCCATCTCATAGGCGCGGGTCAGAATCGTGTTGGCGAAATCGGTCTGCACCAGAAAGCCGCCGGAGGAGGCATCGGTCTCGCCGGCGCCGGTCGGGGCACGCACCAGGCGCGGATCGGTGCCGTCGCCGCCATAGTGGCGCATGACCGCGACCAGCTGCTCGCCGAGGCTGGCGAACTTTGCGCGCTCGCCAGAGGCCTCGTTGCCATTGTGCGCGCCGGCTCCTGGATCGGCCGGCCGAGGGCAGCGCGGGCCTGCATCGCCTGGTTCGTGCGCGTGATCTGGCCTTCCAGGTCGGTGATCTCTTGCTGCTTGGCGGTGAACGCCTTCTCATCGCCGGTCAGCTCAACCAGCTCGTCATGCGCCCGGCCGAGTGCCTGGCGAAGCTCCTGCAGTCGCGACATTTTATGTCCTCTACTTGAAAAAGGCCGCGCACCCGCGGCCTGGGTCGCCCGCGCCAGGCGGGGATTACGAGAGCTCGGATTGCTCGAAGGCGAACCGGCTCTTGAGCGCTAGAGCGAGACGGTGACGCGCCTTCTTGGCGTCGTCGTCGTCAGCATCCGGCTCGTCGTCTTCGGAATCAGCGGCGACCTGATCGAGCACGCCCTTGATCAGCTCATGCGCGTGCTTCAGATCGGCTTCGTTCTTCTTCGACAGCACGCGCCCGGCCTTGACCTGCTTATTGGCCGAGAGGTGGACAGTGCACTCCTCGGGATTCTTCATCCCGCACGGTTCGCTCTTGTCACGACCGCAATTGCCCTTGGGCGTCGGCGGCTGCGGATCATCCGGCTGCGTCCAGTCGCTGCCGTCGGCCTTAATCCGCATGCCGAGCCGGCGCACGCGCCGCAGCGTGTCACCGGCTTGCCAGTCAACTTGCCAGTCAAAAAGCGGGTCGAGGTCGATGCCGAGGCGGCGGGCTTCGGCCAGGGCGTTCGCATTGGCCGGCACCGGAACGATGCTGATCTCCAGCAGCTCCTGTTTCGTAAAATCAATGCCGAACGGCCGTGACTTGTCCTTGCTCCAGCCCCACTCGATCGGCAGGAAACCCACAGAGGTCGCCTTGACATATCCGGCCTTGACCATGCGGAAGATCGTCTCGGCGAGTGGGTGGATATCCGCGTCCATGAACTCGATGTCGCCCATCAGCCGGGCATTCTCGATGCCGACGTTGCGGGCACGGCCGATCGGCGGGGAAGAACTGTCGTGGGCGAACAGGGCGACCGGGTTCTGGTTGAAGGCCCGGAGGTCCAGCCGTCCGGCGCGATCGTATCGCCGTAGCGATCCACGCTGCCGTCGGAGAAGCAAAAGCGCACGGTTCGCGTGCCCTCGTCGATCATCGGGACGAAGCTGACACTCTCGCGGGCGATCGGCGCGTGCGGCGCACCGCCGTCGCGCGCCAGTTGCCGGAAGCTCTGGACGTCGAGATACTTGTGCATGAGACCCTCGTTCAGACCGGCTCGACCGCGCCTTCCGCTTCAGCCGGCGTGTCGCCATCGCCGCCCGACGCGGGAGCGCCGGTCAGATCGCTGCCGGGACCGTTGGCGCCTGGCCCTGGCGTGTAGCCAATCGGGGCAACGTTGCTGGGCTGATACAGCGTGTCGCCGCCCTCGGTCGGCGCTAGACCCTCGTAACGGCGCGCCTCGTTGGGCGTGTAAATCATGCCCATGACGCCGAGCCGCAGCGCCGTCAGGCGGCTCTGCATGTCGGCGCGCAGGAATCGGTTCAAATCGAACTGGATCAAATACTCCTCGTCGGAGAGCCCGAAGAAGTCCATTAGCTTCGGCTCCCAGCGCTCGCAGTAGGAGCTGATGACGTTGTTGACGTAGTCCTGATCCTGCGCCGCCAGCATCGAACCACCAGCGCGCGAGCCGCTCGCGAAGCTCTGTACGCCAACCTTGTAGCCGGGCACACGGAAGCCGCGGCAGATGTCCTCGGCCGACAGCCGGCGGCTTTCAAGGAATTGCGCATCGGCCAGCGTCATCGACATCGGCTTCCAGGTCACGCCTTCTTCCAGGATCGGCGTGCCGCCGACATTCTCTGTCCCGGAGTGCGCCTCCTTCCACTTCAATTTCATGCGCTCGTAGAACGCATCCGGCAGCTTGCGGTCGATCTGCAAAACTCCGCGCGGCTGCACGCCGTTCCTGGTCATCGCGCCCATCATCTTCTCTTGCGCGAGGCCGAGCCCGATCGCCTCCTGCATCAGCCCGATCCGGGACAGGCCGATCAGGCTGTTGAAGCCGGAGAGCCAGCGGATATGCAGCACGTCCTCGGCCGGGATGAAGAACGGCTCGCTCTCCAGCATCGCCATTTCATGCAGGCCGGAGCGGGCCACGCAGTAGAACACCTCGCCGTCAGGCGCCTCGTAGACCACCACGCGATCCGGATGCACCGGCACCAGCATGGTGAACTCGCCGCGCTGGTTGCGCACGCCGACAGCGTAGCCGTTGCCGCGCATGATCAGCGCGTGCGTCAACGCCTCAACGAACTCGAACCGCGTCTGCCACGGATTAGGCTTACGCAGAAGTTTGTAGGCGACCTGGTCCGTGGCCAGCACCTTGTCGCCGTTCTTCTTCAGGCGGTAGAGCGTGATCGGCAGCTTGGCGACATCCTCGGCCAGCAGAGTCGAGCACGCCATGACCGTGACGTGCTGCATGGCGGTGAAGCTGTTGACGCGAAACCCGCTCGATGAGGCGGGCAGGAACGACGGCAGCTCCGACCAGTCCTCGAGGAGGATGTCCTGGGCCTTGGTGCGCAGGAACCCGGCGATGCGCGCCCACAGTCCCATCGCCGCCTCCTTTCGGATCTAGAGCGCTTTCAGGATGACTGGAAGTAGCCTGCGTGCCTGAGAAAGTTGGCGCATTCTGCCGGGGTGAAACAGTCGAGTAGGCTGCCAAGTGCGCT